ACTCAACTTCTTTTTCATTTAGCTGATCAACCACAACGTGCCGCAGAAATATTGAGATCTATTGAAGGAATTCCTGAAGGAGCAGAAGATATGTCTGTTGGTGGAACTCAAAAAGAATTGTTAGTGCGTAGACTTCCCCGTGAAAAGAAGACTATGGTTATGTAAATGACCGAAGTTGTTGAATATGAAAAAGGTTCTAATTATGCTGAACTTAATGATTTAAAATCGCCTTTTCCTCAATTTAATGGTAATTATAATCAAAGTTTAATGGCGTGGACATATAATCACGAAGATTTATCTACTGAAAAAGAACTTGCGTTATACCTTCCAACTGTTTATAAAGATGTTAAATTTCCTCCCGATCAAGCTAGTTATGAAAAAGGTTCTAATTATTCAGAAATTAAGCAAGACAGTGAATCTATAGATTTTTGGACAATCATCAAAAAAGAAGGAGTAAAGATAAAAGAACTTCCTAATAATCGCGTTCTTTATTATATTCCATCTCTTGACTTCTTTCTTAAATCTGTATCAGATGAACGTGATGAATGTCTTTTTATAGAAAATGTTCTTGAATCACATGCTAAAAAATATAGAGAAGAACTTAAGCTAAATAATAATACTAATTAATATGCTTCAAAGCTTCTTTTGCTGCCATTTGTTCTGCTTGTTTCTTTGTAGTTGCTGTTCCTACACCAATATGAACACCATCTTTATCTAAGGCTGCCATCGTATACAAATTTGGAGACGATGCTACTATCTTATAAGTTGGTGTCTTATGAAACTTTGATTGGTATAACTTTTGTAACTGTTCTTTATAGTTTCGATTATTCATCAAAATCTTTGGAATATTGATATACTTCTCAATCAATCCAATGATGAATTTATATACAACTTGAAAGTTGTAATTACTATCTAACCAAAGTGCACCAATAAATGCTTCCAAAATATCACCTAATTTCTTTAGGTTTGTTCGTCCATTACATGCATCTTCATTATGCTTTGAAATAATGTAGAACTTATCTAGTCCAATCTTTTGGGTTAATAACCCTAATGTTTCATTACAAACCAATTCTTTCTTTAAGTTTGTAAGAAATCCCTCATTTTCACCAGGGAAGCGTTTCTCTAAGTAAGATGAAACCACGACACCCAATACCGAATCACCTAAATGCTCTAATCTCTCATATGAGTTATCGAAAAGTTCCAAACAATTGGGCGGTCGATCCGCTAATTGTACTGGGTCTCCTGTTGGCGATATGTACTCTGATCTTTTTACGTATGATGAATGTACCATTGCAGTCTGAAAGAGATCCGTTCGACTTATAACATATTTAGTATTCACTAAAATCGCTTGAATATCCGATTTGGTAAACAAGCGATTTCTTGAGTTATAAGGATTGTAAACATTTGAAATTTCCATATATTTTTAATAGAAACTTATTGTTTAAAAATTTATGTCCGTTTTTTATGTCTTCTAGTTTTTCTTCTCTTACCTGCAGTGCTTAGTCCTAGTTCTTCTTGAACTGCTTTATTTAATTTAACCCAGTTTGGATAAAAAATTTCAACTTCTTCTGGATGTGTTGCTTTTAATGTTCGTAAACTTTCTCTTAATTTAGCCTCAAGTTGAGGTTCAAATTTTTCAACTAATAAAGGTAGTTGACTTTTTACAGTATTTAGTAATACAGCTGCCATTATTCACTATCAACATTTTCACTTGGAATGTTACGAGTAAATTTAAAATCTTCCATTTCAACTGAGTTATCTTTTTGGTTCTCAACGATAAAGTTAAAACACTCTTTAGCATTTGCTCGTTGTCCAGCATTTTCGAAATAATGATCAATATAATTTTGAAGATCCTTCTTCGAAAGAGACCAAGGTTTATAATATGCTCCTGGCCTCAAAATTCTAATAGTAGAATTATCATTTTCTAGTTTCAAGGTATTTACTTGAGAGAGTTGAGGTGTCTTCAAAATATCTGACATCTGTAACTCTACAATCTTCCTCTTTTCACGGAGGTCATATGCCAACTTATTTACATTTCTAACTTGATCATCAAGTTCACGATACTGTCTCAAACAATTTTTAAGTTCAGTTCTAAGTTCGTCCATTTTTTTGATATACATAAAACTGTCTTTAAACATAATCCGTTTTTTGTAATAAGGATGTACTTCGATAAAGACGAAGTTGAACACTTGCGACAAGTGTATAACAAAGAGCATTCAAGTGAGACTCCTATTCCAGAAGGAGATATGAGTGATATATGGAGAGAACTAAAGAATCGATTTAAGGAGCATTGTAATTCTGGAACTGCAGAGTGTATTTTGACATCCATGTTATCGAAGCCAAAAGCTCCAGACTCGTGGGTTGTTAATCCAGAAGAATGGTTATCTTCTGATGATATAGATCATGTTGAAAATCAATTTACAAAATTGTTTTCAAAGTATTATTATTTAGGAACGTTTCCAATTGATTTTGATAAAAAATCCGAGACAGGAAAATGTTTAGTAAGTTCTTTGTGTTCTCTCGATTTGAAACGTATACATAAAAATGGTTTTACTCAAATAGGTATTATTTTTAACACTGATGTAAGTAGTGGTCCAGGCAAACATTGGGTATGTGTATTTTGTGACATTGGTGCAGAATTTGAATATCCTCGTATAACTTATTTTGATTCATACTCACATAAACCTGAAAAAGAAATTCAAGTTCTCATGAAACGTTGGAGAGATCAATGGTTAGAAGCAGGAGTTCATACTCAACCAATGAAACTCACTTATAATAAAACTCGTCATCAATATGAAGATTCTGAGTGTGGGATGTATTGTTTATATTTCCATTTATGCTGTTTATTAGGTATCCCTATGCAAGAGAGAATCCCTGATCCTGTAGTAAGAGGGTTTCGTGGAATGTTATTTCGTGTTGGTAAGAAATAATGGATATAGCTCCTTGGGCACAATATGGTGGTTTAGCACTTATAGTTATAACAATTGGTTATTTACTATTTTGGTCTTTGACACCCTCACAAACACAAGCAAAATTGAAAGCTGCTCCAAAGTTTAAAGCTTATGAACAAGTTACAAAATTAGCTCCATTAGGATGTCCTACTCCTGCTGATTTCAAACTTTGTGACTATTATATTGCTTCTTCGTCTTATTCGTTGTTCCCAGGATCAGATATTTATGATTATATTTCTGACCAAATTCTTCCAATGTTAATAAAAGCTGGAGCAAGATTGGTTGAATTAGACGTGTATGCTGATGATAAAGGCAAGCCTGTAGTTGGATTAAAGAATCAAAAATTGGGAACAGATTATGCTTACAATACAGTTCCTTTAGAATCTTGTTGTGTAAGTATTGCCAACAATGCCTTTAACAGCGTTTCATCTCCAGTATCTAGTGATCCTTTTTTGCTTAGTTTAGTGTTTCATACAGATAATGCTACTGTAGTTAACGCTGCATCTGAAATAATAAAAACAACTTGTAGAGCTCATCTTTTAGATGAATCGTATGGTTACCAGCGTAAAAATTTAGCGATTGAACCTGTATGTAATCTTCAAAATAAACTTGTTATCATTTCCGGAGGAGGTGAAATTAAGGGAACTCATATGGAAGAACTTGTTAACCTTTCATGGTCAACTTCTAATTTACGTCGTATGACTTATATGCAAGCTTCTCAACCTCATGACCCAGATGAATTAATTAATTTCAATCGAACTCATATGACTATGGTTGTTCCAGATATTGGAGATGATCTAACAAATTTTAATCCTCAAATTGTTCTTTCTTATGGTTGTCAATTGGTTATGATGAATTATGGGTCTCTTGATAGCATGATGGAATTGTATATAGGAGAATTCCAAGAGAATAGTTTGGTTTTGAAACCAGCTCCTTTGCGTCCACTTAAACCAAAGAAGTATAAGCAACCTACATTGCCTGATCCAAATTTATCATTCCAACCTATGCAAAAAACATCGCCAATTTATAACGTTACTATATAAATGTCATTTCCGTGGACGAAAAAGATGAATAAAGTTATTCCAGCACAACAGGTTATTGTTGTAGAAAAGAAACCCGTTACAGAAGCAGAGGTAGAACAAGTTGTAGTGCTACCTGTGGTTGATGATAAAATCTCAGTAATAGAACATAAAAATGGCGAACAAGTGGTTATTGCACGTGAAGAAGACGATGAAGCACATGAAGTCAAAGGGGACTTATGCCAAGGGCAAGGGAT